CAAATAACGATAATGGGAATCGATTGATATTCGCTAATGGTTTTGTGCCAAATGGAGAAATAACCATTTATCAGACTAGTGGGGGATCAATAAACACAGTCGTTATTATTGAAGGCTAATGATATAAATAAGTAGGCAATTATGCCTATTTATGGAGATCAAATACATGGCACAAATCGACTGGCAATCTATTATGTCAGGGAATTCACAGCCCAAAAAGCGATTTTCCGGCGCTAACATTAAGTTTTTTTACGCTTATAATGAGAATAGAGAAAAATCATTAAAAGAGGGACGACCTATTTTTGATGAAATTCCTTCCATATCCATTCAATGGCCGGGTATGGATGAAACGGTGAGGCGCATTGAACCTCAAGATATACAAGACTATCCTGAACTATATGCGCGTTTTAAAGCTGGTAGCGAGCCTGTATTCGAAGGAACACCGATCTCTGAATGGCCGCAGATGACCGGGTCTGCAATGCGTGAATTACAATATCTCGGCTTTAAAACTATAGAGCAATTATCGGTAGCAACAGATGAGGCCAAAAGAAAACTTGGTCCCTTGTCTAAGTTTGTTAAATTAGCCAAAGATTGGTTAGACGCTGCTCAAAGTGACCAGAATGAAGTTGTTAAATTGCGTCAATTGTTAGAGCGAGAAACAACAAAACGACAAAGTCTAGAAGAAAAACTAGAACTTTTGTTGCAACGAGTAGAAGCTAACGAAGGCATTGATCTTCGTGCAAAACGAAAGGAGGTGATCCAATCCATTCCTGATGAGGCTTTGGAAGAAGGGATCATTGAAGCTCAAGATGAACTTGAGTCAGCTCCACGAACACGAGGTAGACCAAGAAAAGTATGACGATTGCCACGGTTATCACGAATGTTGCAAACGAAGCTGGATACACGGTTGAGTCGAATATATTGACATCAAACGAGACAACAACCAAACAGCTTCTTGCCATTGCTAATCGTATTAACCGTGACATTTTCGAAGCATATCCTTGGCCTAAGTGTTACGCTTCCGGCTCTATCACGCTGGCGAGTAATACTGCACAGTATGCTTTACCAGCTGCATTTTCATATTATCACTACGAAACCTTTTGGAACTCTTCGACTCGTTGGCGAGTGCTTGGTCCAATGAGCGAACAAGAATATGCAGATATTCGAGGTTTTGGACTTAATCCAACTATTTATCAGCGATTTCAAATTAGAGGTATATCTAATGATCAATTACTGATCAGTCCGACGCCAGGAGCTAATAATAATGGTGATATTATCATATTTGAATATATTGCCGACAGAAGCGTTAGACCCAAGACTTGGACTGCATCCACATCATTTGCAGCTAATAGTTACTGCTTTTATAATGGTAACTATTATCAAACTAGCGCAGGAGGAACGACTGGTTCTACAGCTCCAACACATACTAGCGGATCTGTATCAGATGGTGGTGTTACTTGGACCTATTATTCTGGTGTTTACGATACTTTTCTTGCTGATACTGATGTAAGCATTTTCAATGAAAAGTTATTAGAGCAGGGAATTTTAGAAAGATTTGCTGAAATACATGGTTTGGACAGTATTCGCCCCCGATTTGACACGCAATTGCATGAAGAATTTAGCCGAGATCAAGTAGGCAAAATAATTTATGCGGGTGGTCAAACTAAACCGAACATTTTTGCGCGAAGTGGTGTAGCTGTTTTTGGAACGTGGATTTAATTTATGAATGGACAAGAGCCACAAGTAACACAGACCGATCCACGAGCTTATTACCTTTGGTTGCAGACTCAAGGTGCCTCTCCCATGCAAGCTGTGCAAATGGTTGAGCAAAGATTTGGCCCACCAAAATCACCACAACAACAAGCAAAAGACGCTGCAGACAAACAACAGCAAGCACAACTTGCTCAACTTGGAGGTGTAGTAGGTGGAACTGCTTTAACAGGTTGGGCATATAATGGTTTTAAAACACCTGAATGGTATAAAAATTTAGGAGGCAATCAACAGCCAACAGTTACCCCAACAACACCAACTCCTGTAAAGGCTCAAGTAGTTAATGCACCAACAGCAAATGCGCCAAGCAATGCAGCTCCTGGTAGTGCAACACCAATCACTGAAGTTGGGTCTGTCACAATGCCAGATGGTTCACCAGGTACATTGATGTCAGATGGTGGCAAGGTTGGTCAAAATGGCAAAATTATAAATCCTGATGGCACATCGGGAGGATCATTTAGTGGTCAAGCTCTTGCTGGATTACAGATAGTAGGTGGAGCAGCTCAGGCATATAGCGGTTATAAACAATATCAGAGCGGAGAAAAATTAGGTGGCGCGGCAAACATTGCTGGTGGTGCTTATATGACCGCTGCTGGCGCTCAAAGTTTAGCATCTGGAGGTGCTTCTACTTCATTGGGGGCATATGCTCCTGGCGTTGGAACAGCAGTTGCTGCTGCTCAGATTGGTCAGCAAATGATAAGTGATAAAGCAGCTAGTGAAGATAGAGCGGCAAAATCACAAGCAGAGGCGCAAAAAGCGGCATTACTTTGGATTCCTGGTTATGGTTGGGTTGCTTACGCTGCATTAGCAGGATTGGATGCCGCAACTGGTGGCAAAGCTACTAAAGCTTTAATGGATTACAACAAGTTCAATGCAAAAATAACTGATAAGATTGATTTTGGTCTTGGAAAGAATATCCGAAGCAGAGTGTTTCATCAGTCAACAAAAGGTGTGCAGGAAATGCACACTGGTCAACTATTGCAACAATCAGACGATCCTAATTGGCAAAATTACGTTGTTGGGATGCGAGCACAAGTTAAAGAAGGACCAAAAGATAAGACAAAACCTTTTTATAAGGGAACGTATTCTACCTTTGATGAATACAAAAAGGCAGGATTGCAAGCAGACGATCTTACCGGAGTCTATGGAAATTTAGATGCTTTCAAACCTGATTATGCAGATAAGGCTGGCGTACCCAATTGGGCAAATTTGAACTTTGATCAACAAAAAGCAGTTACGCAACGTCTTATTAATGAAGATATGTATTCTTCTAAAAAAGGTGAGGTTGTTATTAAGGATAAGGAAAAAGCCCGTCGAATATATGAGGACATGGCAAAAACAAATTTCGGTGTTAACGTAAAACAGCCGAGTAACATTTCAACTAATCCGCAAATTACTACAAGACCTCCAGCCCCATTAACACCAAATATCAATACGCCGCTGCCTCCACAAACAAAACAAGGTAAACGGTCGATACGAGATGTTTTACAACAAAAAATGAGGACTGAATAATATGGCCCGGCCAACAGCACTTAGAAAAGAACCATCAAAACCAACCGTCAGCATTGCATTGCCGCAATCAGAAAAAGACAGGCTAGCAGGTCGACCACCGCAAGCTAGCCCTCCTGTAAGGCAAGGGCCGTCATTGCAAAGAGTATCGCCTGGTGTATACCGCAATCAGCGTGGTCAGTTAGTTGGATCTCGTGGTCAAGCCTTGCCGAGACAATCTCCACCTCGTGGACAAATGCCAAACCTTCCAACTGAGGAGCAACCGCAAATGCCACCTCGTCAAAACGTGGGGCAAGGTTTAACTACTAACTTATCAAACGGTCAATCACAACCAAGTTATAGACCTCCAGCGCCAAATGCTCCTATGTGGCAATTTCAGCAACCACCGACACAACCATATTTGGAAGCTCCTCCAGGAATGTATCTGCCTTATAATCCAGAAATGATGGCATCAGCACCTTGGTGGAAAGTACCGCAAGGACAACCAGTTCAAACTCAACCATTAAATAGTCGGCCTTTAACGCAGGAACAGATGCAACAACTTATTAATGGGATGAAATCAAACGGTAATTACTAATGGCTTTTCAAGGCTTTACCATGCCACCTCCTTACGGTGGGTTGGACCTTGTAAGTCCAATAGACAACATGGAGCCTTCCTACGCTTTGGAACTGGTAAACGTGTTTCCAGGCGCAGGGGCTCCAACTGTTCGTCTAGGCTATGAGCAGTTTGCAAATGTTGGTACGGCCACGCCAATAAATACTATCGCGTCAATTGACCTTAAAGATGGCACAACGCAGCTTGTCGCAACTACTAGTAGCAAAATTTATTCCATTACTTCAGCCGGTGTATCATCTGACATTACAGGCGCTACAACGGTCACAGATGGGCAATTTCAAACGGTTCAATACGCCAATAACCTTTATCTATGTAACGGCGTAAACAACGCTAAAGTATATACAGGCACAGGCAATGTAATTGACGTTACTTTTACAGGCGTTACTCTTAGCAATCTTATAAACGTAACCGCTTATAAAGAGCGTTTATACTTCGTTGAAAAAAATACCTGTAAAGTTTGGTATGGTGGTTTGCAGGTAACAGGAACAGCTGCAACACCAGCACTTACCAGCTTTGATTTTCAATATGTTTTCACAAAAGGTGGCTTCCTCGTTGGCATAGGTAGCTTCAGCACTAATACGAGTATGACCAGCCAGGACTACTTCTGGGCATGTAGTAGCTTAGGCGAGATTGTATTCTACACCGGTTACTATGCTGGTGATCCTAATACCTGGGCTTTAGTAGCCCGTTACTATATCGGGCGACCTCTCGGTTATCGTGCGTTCGTACGAGTAAACAATGATGTTTGGATTATTACTGAACAGGGTATTTTGCCTATTTCTGGTTTGTTCGCTAGCGATCCAGAAGCTGCTTTAAACATTGTCAGTTCGAGGGTAAATCCTTTAATCTCAGAAACGGCTAGCCAGTTTAGTTTCGATCATCAGTGGTCAGGATTCTTTTGGGCTCAAGGAAGGCGGGTCTATATTAGTTACCCGACGGCTGACAATGCTTGTCAGTTCTTAGTCTATTCAATAGACACTAAAGGATGGACCTTGTTTCAGCTTTACAATAACGAGCATAGCTTCTCTTCATGCTTGTTCAATAAAAAGCCCTACTACGCCTCTACAACGGGCATTGTGTGGAAGGGTGAAACAGGCCAGGCCGACGCTGTCACGGCTACTGACAGCCAATCTATAGCCTATAATGGTCGAACTGCATTTAGTTTCTATGGTTCAAGAGCTAATTACAAAGCTTTCAAAGATATTAGGCCCATAATAAAAGTCAAACGGGGTGTTACTTTGAATCTTGGGTTAGATACTGATTTTAGACGACAAGCCACGGTCACAGCAGTTGCAACACCGTCGGGTACGTTTACGCCTTGGGGTAGTCCTTGGGGTAGCCCTTGGTCGTCTGAAATTGAATATGTTTTTGATCGATATGCAACAAAAGGCCAAGGGCATTGTGCTGCTGTGCGTTTTGGGGGTTCTATAAAAAACACAACCATGCAAATACTTGGTTTTGAAATACGTTACGATATGGGTGGACAGGTGTAACTATGGCTAGAAAAACAGCAATGTCAAAAGATCCGAAAGCGGGTCAAAAAAAACAAACTACTAATGTTGTGGACGCTAAAGCCACACGAAGTTCCTACCTATCTACCGTCCGTAATTTAGAGAATCTCGAGCAAGGTACGCCTGA